GGCGTTATCGGCGGTAAGGGTTGACTCGGTTAAGGGATAGGCGGTAGCGGTTATGACACCATCAAAAGAAACTTTTGCCACTATAAATGTGGTTTATGTAAAAACGGCTGATTTAGTGCCGTATGTAGCCAACAGCCGGACTCATAGCGAAGAGCAAGTCGCGCAGATTGCAGCCAGCATTAAGGAGTTTGGTTTTACCAACCCAATCCTTACAGACGGCGAGAATGGCATCATAGCGGGCCACGGTCGATTGATGGCGGCAAGAAAGCTGGGGCTGGCAGAAGTGCCGACCATTGCGCTGGCTGGCCTTACTGCGGCGCAGAAGCGGGCCTATGTAATTGCGGATAACAAACTGGCGCTGAATGCGGGTTGGGATTATGAATTGCTATCTAGCGAAATCACCGGACTTGAGAATGATGGCTTTGATCTGTCATTGCTTGGCTTTGATGAATCTGAACTTGGCAACATTCTTTTGACAACTAATTTTGAGCCGGGTTCCGAGGACGACCAAGGGCGGCTAGATCAGTTATCGCCGCGAATGGTTATCTGTCCACATTGCCAATCGGAGTTTGATAGCCGTGAAGCCACATCTTAAAATTGATTGGGCAACGCATGAGGCAGCTAAATATGCTTGCGTCAACTGGCATTACAGCGGGTGCTTGCCTATAGGAAAGTTAGTTAAAGTCGGCGCTTGGGAAAATGGAAAATTTATTGGTGTTGTTCTTTTTGGCAGAGGCGCAAACAAATCACTTGGTGAGCCGTATGGTTGCGACCAGACTGAGAGCTGTGAATTGGTTCGCATAGCTTTAACTTCACACATAACACCTGTTAGCAAGATTATGTCACTTGCTTTGAAGTGGCTCAAAAAAACAAACGAGAAAATAAAACTTGTCGTATCGTTTGCTGACACTGAAGTAGGTCATCATGGCGGAATATATCAGGCAACAAATTGGATTTATGATGGCCTAACAAATGCTGCGGATGAATATCTGTATAAAGGCAAGAGATGGCATGGGCGTGCTTTTAGAAAGTCACATGGTTCACACTTAAACTATATGAACAAAGGGCTGCAAATAGTCAAAGGAGCGCAAAAGCATCGTTATCTCATGCCTCTTGACGCAGATATAAAAGAGCGTATTTTACCACTGTCAAAACCATATCCTAAGCGTGTGAAAGATCAGGACTCAGAACACCCTTCTGAACTGGGCGGCGAGACTCCGACCCACACGCTCCAAACTTTAGAGATAGCCAATGGGTAGTCGCGGGCCGCAACGGCTGAATCCTACGGACGACCAGCGCCGCCTTGTCGAGCATTATTGCTCCATAGGCTATACGCAGGACCAGATCGCGGCACTGATGGACATTAGCGACGTAACGCTACGCAGGTATTACGAAAAGGAACTGAAGAACGGCGCTCTAAAGGTGAACGCGCAAGTCGGCGGCAAGTTGTTCCAAAAGGCAATGAGTGGCGACACGGCCAGCCTGATATTCTGGTGCAAGACGCGCATGGGTTGGAAAGAGTCCACAGCAGTAGAGCATAGCGGCCCCGACGGCGGCAACATTAAGATTGAAACAATCGATGTGAGTAAATTATCCGCCGATGCGTTGCGTGAGATTGCGGGCCTTGAACCTGACGCATGATGACATTGCGGCTGCCAAGCGGGAACTTGCGCGGCGCTCGCTTGCGGAGTTTGCAAAGCAAGCATGGCACGTCTTGGAGCCAGCCACGGAGTTAAAGTGGGGCTGGGCGCTGGATGCAATATGCGAGCACCTTGAAGCTGTATCACGCGGCGACATAAAGCGCCTGTTGACTAATGTCCCGCCGGGCAGTATGAAGTCCCTGCTTACTGGCGTCATTTGGCCCGCATGGGAGTGGGGACCGCTTGGCAAACCGTCGCTCCGTTATTTAGGGACAGCGCATAAGCAAGACTTGGCTGTCCGGGACAACATGAAGTGCCGCCGACTGATTCAGTCCGCATGGTATCAAAAGCTATGGCCGATAATCCTTACCAGTGACCAGAACGCAAAGACGAAATTTGAAAACGATAGCACAGGCTTTCGTGAGGCAATGGCTTTTACTGGAATGACCGGCTCTCGCGGCGATAGGGTTCTTTTGGATGACCCGCATAGCGTCGATGACGCGAATAGCCCGAAGGAATTAGAAAACACAATTTTGACGTTTCGTGAGGCGTTGCCGTCGCGAGTGAACAACAATGAGTCCGCCATTGTCATAATTATGCAACGCTTGCATGAAAAGGACGTTAGCGCGGTGGCAATGGACTTGGGATATGACCACCTTTGCATTCCGATGCGGTATGAGGCTGGCCGGTCTAAATGGTATATAGGCACTGGCGATCCGCGCAAGGTTGAGGGTGAACTTATGTTCCCGGAACGATTCCCCGAAAGCCAAGTGGCCGAACTTGAAAAGACGCTGGGCGCTTATGCAACTGCGGGCCAGCTACAGCAAGCGCCCGCCCCGCGTGATGGTGGCCTTTTCAAGCGGCAATGGTTTGAGCCTATTGGGGCGCTGCCCGCCGATATTGCCCGCCGATGCCGTGCATGGGATATGGCCGCAACGGCAAAGACCACGACAAACAATCCAGACTGGACCGCTGGCGTCGATATGGTGCGGACGCGTTCGGGGCAATTCATTATCTGCGGTGTTAATCGCTTTCAAGGCTCCCCAATGGACGTTGAACGGTCAATTATCAATCAGGCTGGCTTCGACGGCACAAAAGTTACAATCCGTCTTGCACAAGACCCCGGGCAGGCTGGAAAGGCTCAAGCGGATATGATGGTGCGAAAGCTGGCTGGTTATTCGGTGAAAGTTGAACGGCCTACAGGTGACAAAGCAACTCGAGCCGCGCCACTGGCAAGCCAAGCCGAGGCTGGCAACGTAAAGCTGCTTGTTACTGGCGACCCAGCGCGTGATGCATGGGTTGCGCCGTTCTTAGATGAAATGTGCTTGTTCCCGGCGGGCGCACATGACGATCAAGTAGACGCTGCCGCTGACGCTTTTTCGGAACTTGCGCTAGGCGGATCGTCCTATGACATTAGGGCGCTAGGGTAACAGGCGACCATCATCCAGCAATTCCATAAGCAATGAAACAGGACCGCTTATTGCGCGTTCGCCCTTTTCCCATCGGCGGATTGTTCGAATGTCTTCTATACGCAAAACGGCGGCAAGTTGTGTTTGTGTCATGCCTAGCTTTGCGCGGATGCGTTGGAATGTGGCTGGGGTCATGCTTTAGCCCGTGCGGCTTGAACGCGCCAGTATTCAGCCCATGCGACTGCTCTGTCGCTGTCGAGTTTAGCCGATGCGTCTGCTTCGACGCGCATGTATTCAACCCGTGCGGCTGTCATAGCGCGATGGTATTCAGCCAATGCCGCTGCCGTAGCGCGGTCTAATTCAGCTTGCGCTTCTTCTTTGGTAATAGGTGTGGCAATATTTTCCATGTCAGTCTCCTTGTTGGCGGGGCAGTGCCCCTTGCTGTGAATTTGATATAGGGCCGTTGGTCCTATACGTCAAGAACTATTTTCACTAAATGCAAAAAAATATCGGCGGTAAAATTTGACGGCTTCCCAGCGCATAGCAAAGCACTATGGCTAGAACAAAAGCGCAAATGGCGGACGGCCTAATGAACGCCGTAACAGGCGTAGGCACAAGAGCCGACCCGCGCATGGCAACTGTTTACGATTTCACCCCGCTCGACCAATACCAGATACAGGCGTCATATCGTGCCAGCGGCATGATGAAAAAGTGCATCGACATTCCTGCGCTTGACATGGTCCGTGCATGGCGCGAGTGGTATGCGGATGACGTGGACATTGAGGCTATTGAAGCCGAAGAAACCAGACTGGAACTGCGCCAAAAGATTTATGAAGCCGAAATCCTGCGCGGCCTTGGCGGCGGCGCAATCATTATCGGCGCTCCCGGCGTTCCATCGGAGCCGATAGGTGACATAGAGCAGGGCCAGATTGCTTATTTGCACGTCATAAGCCGTTATCAGATGACGGTGGGGGATATTGAACTAGACCCAATGTCCGCCAATTACGGCAAGCCGCGATGGTTCACAATAAACGACCATCAACAAACAAGGTTAGACCCTAGCCGCATTGTTGCATTTACTGGTGAAATCATCCCGCAAATGGCAATGCCTTCATCAGAAGATCGCTTTTGGGGTGAGGCCCGGCTGCAACGGTTGCTTGACGCTGTAAAGAACACAGACACCGCGCAAGCCAGCTTTGCGGCATTGCTGCATAAAGCCCGCATTGTTCGCGTTGGTTTTCCTAAGCTGACCGAAATCGTTGGCGACCCGGAAGGTGAATCGCTTATTTCAAAGCGCCTAGCCGCTATGATGGTGGGCGAGAGCGTTCACAATGTAACGATATACGATTCTGGCGATGGAACGAGCACGGGCGAGCAAATAGACCAGTTTCAAGTTTCGTGGTCTGGTATGGCCGACGTTATGGAAGCATTCGACAAGCGCCTTTGTGCGGTCGCAGATATTCCAGCCACGCGGCTACTTGGTGAAAGCCCCGGCGGATTGAATGCAAGCGGCGCTGGCCAGCAACAGGACTGGCATAAGCACGTAAGCGCCATGCAAGAGTTGCGGCTGCGCCCATGCTTAGATAAGCTGGACCGCGTTCTTATTCCAAGCGCAACAGGCCGTGCGGCTGATAAGTCGATTTGGTATAAATTCTCGCCGCTTGATGTTCCGGATGAAAAGCCAAAAGCGGAGACGTTCAAAATGAAGGTCGAGGCGGCTGTCAAAGCGCAAGAGACTGGCGCAATACCAGATGCGGCATTTGCGGAGGGCTTCCAGTCCATGCTTGTTGAATCCGGTATGCTTCCAGCGTTGGAATCTGCGCTTGAAAAGATACCTGAAGCCGAACGCTTTGGGTTTGAGCAAGAGTCGCCGGATGATAATGACGACCCCAGCGCATTGACGGGTGAAACGGAGGCGCTCTAATGCGCTATGACCTTGCTGCAATGACTTTGCGGGCCAAAAACTTACGTCGCAAGTCAATCACGATTAGGGACATACGCCCGCCAAACATTTTCGCGTCGGATTTATACCGTGCCGCCTACGCGCCTGTGATAGCCCTATGGAGCCGCGCTATTGATGGCATAGTGAATGAATACGCACGCACTATCGGCATGATGCAAGATAGCCCTGCCGATATTGAAGCGGCAATCGAAAGCGCCGAGCGCAGCTTTGCTTTATTGGCAATTACAATCACGCCAGCCCTTGAGCGTTATATGGTGCGTGTTGAACGCTGGCATCGCGGCAAATGGCGCGGCGCGGTCTTGTCGGCCACGAATGTTGATATAGGAACCATGATAGGCGCTGCTGACGTGCGACAAACGCTCGAAGCGGCAATCAATTACAATGTGTCGCTGGTTAAGGACGTGAGCGCAGAGGCCCGGCGTCGCATGAGCGCAATCATCTATGACGGGTTGCGAAACAATAAGCCAGCGCGGGAAGTGGCGAAGGAATTGCGGGCAGCGGTTGAATTGGGCAAGGCGCGTAGCATCAGAATATCGAGCGACCAAATTTCAAAAGTAACGAGCGCATTGGCGGACGAGCGCCGCCGTGAAGCTGGTATAGATTCATGGATATGGCTGCATTCCGGCAAGCGCCACCCAAGGGTCGAGCACGTGGCCCGCAATGGTAAAGTTTACAGCGACGTTCCATCGGACGTAGGAAAAAAGGTTGACGGCAAGACGCTATTAGCGCCTCCAGAGGATAGGCCTGGGCAGCTTCCGTTCTGCGGTTGCCGTTCTGCTGGAATTGTAAATTTTGATTGACGGGTAAATGCAATGCTATTAGCATTGCGCTATGATTGAAAAACCCATGACATACATTGCGAAACTTGAACGCGCTATTTTGCAACCATACACAGATTTAATGCTGGTGGTGAATAATGACAACAGATAAGCTACTTGAAGCGGCGCAGGCCGAGGCGCTTTTAAGGGGGCATGTAATGTCCGCAATGGACCGTTTCCGCACAAAGCACGGCATTCAGGATCAGGAATACACCGAATATACCGTTGGCGATGAAGTTCACCTGCACGGTGTTGACCAAAGCGGTCGCAAATTTGGCCTTGGTTACAATAGGCCGTGCCTCAAAAAGGGTTATGGGCGTGTTGCTAGGGTGAAAACTGCCTACAGCAAGCCGTGGTTCGTTCCTAATGAATATATTGAACGCGCTGGAACGGACGTTCACGGCAGGATGAAGCGCATAAGCGTTCAAGCTGTTGCGTCATCCGGCTTTGCAACTAAAGTCGAGGATATGGGGCCATGCGTCCTTTTGCATAAAGAAAACTACCGGCGGGTAATGCTGTGATTGACGCTGATTTTTTGGCTAACGATATAAATTCAGATAATCGGCGGTAAACCAAAAAGCGGCGCACGTTAAATCGTGCGTCATGGTGAATTTTACCGAAACAATACAAGACAGCTTGACCGCTCGCATTTGCGCGGACGGGGCGCTTGTCGCTGACGTTCGGG